ATGAACTCTATTCTATCGCTTGTTTCAAACTCCCATGCAAACTCAGAACAACTAAGATTGGCTACGTCAACACGAATCTGAGTCAACAGTTTATCTTGCCAGTTTACTTTACCGAATACATACCTTTCATCAGCGTATACAGGTTGGTCAGGATGGTCTGCTCTTTGCATAACAATCGTAGGTGATGTTATACCATTTGCCCATTCTCTGTCTTTGTATACTGTCACATCTAAGTTTACATCACCAGTTGTAAGAGCGTGTAAGTACAGATACTTGACATGTTTTTTCTGTGCAGGATAATTGAAGTCTATCCAACTACTTCTAAACTTTGCATCAATACCTGGTCCTTCTTCAACATTTGGTATAATGTTTGCGAATACATAACCTTGTCTACGACAACCAGTAATTACAAATAGTCCACCTTTTGCAGGCATTCCTGTTGTTTGTGAACCTGAGTAGCCTGAGTATACATTATTCTCATCGTATCCACAAACGAAGTTTCCATCTTTGTCTGTTGTTATACTCTTTACTGGAAAACCTGTACGTGTAGACCATGTAGAGTTATCTACGTGATACACTAAACCAATGTTATTGAATGTTTGTCCATCAAGTGTAAGGTAATAATGTAGTTCTCTCCACTTTTGTGAATAAGCACCTACAGCAACTGGCAATCTGTCTCTACTTGCACGGTCAAAAAACTCTTGTATTGGTAGTGAAAGCTTTGTAAGTTGTAAGTCAGCACCACCATCGAAACCACCTTTGAGTAAGTATACACCATCTTGTGATAGGAATGACATACCTAAGTTTGGTATCGGTACAATAGACTGAGGTGATAGTGTACCAACTCCTTGTATAAACGGTATGAGTTCAAATGTACCTGCACTACCACGTACTAAGTCAATAGCATTCTCTCTGAATACCAACAAAGAGTTATAGTATGGTGCTAGTCCTGTTATGTCACCACCTTCTCTTGTACCTACTTCAAAGAAGTCAAAGGCTGAGAATGTATCTGGTTGTAGTGGATTACTAAAGTACAGACGTGTAGGGTCCATTTCACCACCATCAATGAATAGACAGTTTTTGAAAGTTGCTGTAAACTTACACGCTGGTGATGGCATAAGTACACTATCTGTAAGTGCTGGTGCTTCTGCACCTAGTTGACTGTCTGGTGCAAAGTCTGTAATTGTATTCGAACCATTCTCATTGAGCTGAGTCAAAAAGAAGTATGTTATACCACCATTCTTTGTACGATAGATACGTCTTGCCAATGTACCATTTGGTCCTCTTGGTATGTCTACAATAAAGCCAGTTGATGGTACACCACTTGCTGCACCTCTTGTCACACTTTGCGCTGTATACTCTATTACATTCGAAGCTTGTGATAGTGGTGACTCAGAACCTGCTTCATTGACAAACGATACTTTGTATGAGTATGATGACACTTCTGAAGCGGTTGTTGATGTTATACCTTGATACGTTGAATCCTCAGGGTCCCAAATCTGGTTATTGATAAGTGTATTTGAAGCATCTAAGAAAGTGACCGGTTGTTCATCAGGGTCTCCAACTGCTCTTACTCTTGGTGAACCAGGTAGTTGTCGCCATCCTAAGTCTGTAAGCATTTCAGATGAAGGTTTACCACCACCTTGTCCTCTGAACTTTATAGGACCATCAATACCGTTTGAGATAATTACATAGCGACCGTATGGTTCATAACTTGTGTGCGGCTGAGTTGGTGTAGGTATGTTTCTACCACTAGCAATCTGGTCAAAGTTTTCACTAGAACCATTTATTACATACAGCCTACCGTTTGTTTCAAACAGCAAACTTTGGCGTGCACCATTGTGTTGTTGAAAACAGTATACTGAATCTACTTCTCTTTGTGCACTTCCATTGAAAGGTACCAAGTTATTGTTGTTTGAGAAGTATTTTTCAAAACCTACTGTAGTACACCATGCCTTTGTTTTAGGGTCATACGTCACATTCCGTAATTCATTAGCTGAGTCAATAGGTGCTGGTATACCAATGTGCGTACCAAGCTGAGGATTTATGTTTAGTTTACTGTTGGTCTTCATCTACTTCTTCCCATTTATAATGTGACACTTGCATCAAACCAGTCTTAGGGTCACATAAAGTCGCAAGCATTAGTACTCTATTGCCTACGTTTACAGGACATTCAAAGTAGAATTTTTTGCCTTTACCCTCAACGTTGAGTTGTGATAGTTTATCTCGCATTTCTGGCACATAAGTTTCCCATTGTTCCATTATACCTTCAATGTTTAGTTCTATAGTCTTCTCTTCTTCTGCTGTCATTATAACCTCTTCATTGTTTGTATCTTATAGTTATACACTTAGGACCCATCTGCTCCAAACACTTTATTGAGTTTCCTATAAGGTCTGATTCTCATAGGTCCTTGTCTCATGTTTCCTTTGATGTACAGTGCTGACCTTTGTGTAAGATGTCTTTCTTCTATCTTTTGTAATTCTTTGTCGGCTTTACGCTGATAGATTATCGCTTTATCATCATTGTCATGTTTACTCATTGCTTCTTCCAAAGCTCTATAAACTATGTATCGATGGCAATCTATGGGACACTTTGGTTGGTCATGGTCATCTATCAACTCAGCTGGTAGTGATACATACCTAACTCTAATCGGTGTCTCTACGGTTGGTCTAGGATACAACCTGATACGCCATCTTGATGATGTTGGATGATGTAAACGTGGAATAGTTCTGAGTATGTCTATTCTGTCTACAGCAAGGTCTGATTGTGGCCAAGCAACTGAGGTAGTCGCATCATCAATAATGAAACCTGCACTTTGTCCACTACCAACGTTTGAGTAATTATCAAACCATAAGTCACCTAAGTCTCTGTAGTATTCTTCTTCGTATAGATTACTATCAACACCATTGATTGATTTGAGTCGTACATACATACGCTTTTTCAAACCTTCAATACCAAGGTTCGTAGTATCTAGTGTACCAAACAAAGGTCTCTTATTTGATTCTGAGATGGTAAGTTCAAAAGGGTCTGATAGTGGTCCTTCAATACCATGCCATACATAAGCCATCTTCCATTCATAAGTACCTTGTGGCCAACCAGGTGAAACAGTACTGAGTTCTACTTTGAAGTCTTTACCTGCTCTTGGTATAAAGTGTGTATAGTCCTGATAACCGTTTGGTGCTTGGTCATAAGCTACCCAATCTGTAGGTGTACCAGTCAAGTCAAAACGTAAGTCTAATTCTTCATCACGTCTACGTGTAAGATTGTAGATGTGACCTAAGGCATTGCTTCCTGCACCTGCCTCTTCGTGGTTTCTGATACCTACACTAAGTATTTGGCAACAATCTTTTGGCATAACTAGATACCTTTGTTGTGCTGTACCGGTCACTGTTCTAGCACCTGCACCACCTTGCCAATTTACTATAGGTCTGTTTCCACTAATTTTTGATACAAAAGCCGACTCAGCACCAGGTGTCACATCAATTTTATCAAGTGAATAGATACCATCATTGAGTCCATCTGTATCGTTTTCTATTTTCAGTATACTACCTTCATGGCTCATCTGTCCACTATTGAATGTTTGTCCAATACCTGTAGTCAAGTTGACACCAGTAATTTTATTTACATTCAAACCGTCAGTTGTCTTTGGTGTAATTACCAAGTCAGTCTGAGTAGTATCCGGTATAGTGTATACGTCAAGAGTTTGTTGAGTAAACGTCCAAGGCTGAGTGGTCATAAACTCTAAGTACACTTCATTGAGTATACGATTGATTTCTTTATTGTAGGCCTTTACATCTGGATTGTAGTCCAAGATGTTTGCAACCATTTCACGCATTTCTTTCAAGTTCATAATGTTCCTCGTAGTATAAAGGGGAGGAGTTGCCCCCTCCCCCTATTTGTCAGAATCGATTGCTGAACTTAGTAGTTCTTCAATACAAAGACTCTAGCTGTTCCACCATCTGCAGTGACAGTTTCACAAGCAATAGCAACTGGTGATTTCAGATTGAAGTCTCCAGCTCCACCTTCGTTGATACGTTGGTTTACAAGAATACCTGTAGCTGAAAGAAACAATGCGTCTCCAACATCAACGTTTGAAGTATTTCCATTTACCAATGCTTCTTCAACGAAACCACGAACGACAACGTCAATGTCAGTATTGGCTTCAGAATCAGCAGCAGCATCACCACCTGTATAGATACCAACTGGTACACAATCAGCACTGTCAGCCTCAGCAACTACCAAGGCACGAAGTCCATTGGAAGCTTGTGAAAGGTCAAGTGCAACTGTAGCGCCAGCAGAGATAACTTCTGAGCAGTGAAAGCGTTCAACTTGTTGTCTGTTTGAATCTTGTACTGAGCTTTGTCCCAAGTCCGTAGAACTTGCGATTTCATCAGCAGCGAACAATTTTTGAATAAGTGTATTTGTAGCCATGATTTACCCCCTAGCTTTCTGCGTTTACGTGAATACCTTGACTAGCAAGATGTGAGAAGTAAACTTGCATACGAGTATAGATGTTAGCAGAACGCGAAGCGTATCCACTTACATGCTCGAAGTCGTCCATTTCAAACTGAGCTGCTGAGTCAAAAGCAATTTTGATGTATTTGGTGTTTAGGAAGTATGCGCCGATAATACCTTCGCCAGCTGCAGTTCCACCAGGAATCTGAACAGATGAACCAAGGAATGGGTCAGCAAACATCATAGCACCATTGAATGCAAGAGCAAGACGTCCACCGTCAAGAACT